GAATTGTGCTTCAGACATTGCCATTTTAGCTTTCTGTCTGTTAGCGTAAATCTTTGATCCCGCTTGCGCTGCAATTTTAAGTGCGCTTAACCACATATTAGTACCACTTAGCTTTTCTTTTTTTCTCTGCTAAGATATTTCCTTGTCCTTGAACCTCTTCTTCTTGTGTTTCAGACGGATTAGTCATCTCAATTTCTTTTCCACCTTCAACATAACCATCTTTGTTCGTAAACATCTCATGGTTTAGGTTCTTTTTGTTTTGTTCTGCCATTTTAGCTCCTTTTTTTCTTAATTCCGGCTTCAGAAAGTGCAATCGCAATAGCTTGTTTACGGCTTTTTACTTTTTTATCACTTCCACCGATGTTGAGTTTACCTTTTTTAAACTCCTTCATCACTTTTTTAACCTTTTTTTCTCTTTTTGTCGACATTTTTAGTCTTCCTTCTTAATTATCACGCTTCCAGAGCCCATATCTTTGGCACTTGGTAAGGTTTTTGATAATATTGTTTTTTCTATTGATGTATTAGCTCTTAAATTTGCTAATTCTTCGTTTTGATCAAGTTTTTCTTCTTGATTACTTTGATTCATCATCGTTCTCATTCTATCTAAAGTAATTCTCTCTTCACCTTCTCGTTTTTTTCTAGCATTTTCTTGTGCTTGAAGGTCTAATTCTCTCGCTCTTAACTTAGCAACAGGATCATTGTCAAATTGAGATGTAATTTTCTTCTCTTCCTTCATAAATTCTTCCATCATGTCAGCTATTAATTGTGCTTTTCTAGCTTCAATTTTTTCTGCTGTCATTTTTGCTTGCATTGCCATTTGTGGGTTCATTGCAGCTTGAGGATTTTGTCTCATAGCCATTAATTGTTGCATTTCATTTCTAAATTCTATCTCGACTTGTTCTTGTGCCATTAGTGAAATGTGTTCAAAACAATTTTTCTCGAGAGCTCCCATAATTAATGGATTATTTCTAGCCATGTTAGTTGCCATAAAATTTAAATGCGAAGTTATATGTGCTCTGTGATCCTGACCAGGAAATGCTTGGAACGGTTTCCCAGCGAGAGCATCAATATGCTCTAACGCTGGGTCCTTCGGTGTGGGAATAGGTTGTTGTTTTAAAAGTTTATCAATATCTTTTACGCCCAACGCTTCGTACATATTTCTATATGCTTGATACAAATTATGTATTTGTGGATTAGATGTTGCCAGTTGCAGTTCAGACTGAGCGAGGGATATTCGCTGTGTTTGAGAAAATATGTTTGGATCTGCAACCGGCAATATATCTACTCTATCGTCAAAGTCCATTTGCTTAATCATTCTTTGACCACCAACGACATCGTAAGGATATTCGTTAGGTAGATATAATTTGAAAACTCTTGCCATTAATTTAAACTCTTGTTTCAAGGCAGCGTAAATTCTTTTGTGTATTGCAGACATTGTTCTGCTGCCTCTTTCCAACAAAGCGACTGTCGTACCCACTGCTGCTTGTTGATTACCCTCACCTACCTGCAGATCTGCTATTGAAGCGAATCGTTGACCTGCTTGTACTACGACGCCCATAAGTGCTAATAGAGTTTGCGATGGTTCCTTAAAAGGAAGCATCATGAATGAATCTCTGATGTTACCGCCCGGTGCATCTACATCTCTAAATTCACCTGGTTGTATTGATTGCGCATCATCTCTAATTCTAATTCCTCTTTGCTTAAATCCTGCAGGTAAGTTTGATAAAGTTCCTGCATCTAATAGTTGTCGTAATGCAGCCGTAGCTGTTCTTGATAATCCACCAATCATGTGTATTAAACCAAAACCATAAAAACCAAGTCCTGGTAAAAATTTAAAATGTACAAAGTAATCTATCTTTTTTCTTAACGGATCACCTATTTCATAATTTCTTTTGATTGATAAAACTTCTCTAGAATTTTCTTCAATAGTTACAACGTATGGAAGTTTGATTCCTGTTGGTTCTTGATCTTGATCTAAATCTTCGTATCCTTCTAAGTCTAAATTAACATGACACTCTAATAAATTAAATACGTCTTCGTCTCTACCTTTGCTCGCGCCTTCTAACTCACGCTCTTTTTTTTCTACTTCGGTTTCATTGACTGGTCCTGGTTTTAATTCTACATCTCTATAAAAACCAGCGACTTGTTGTTTTCTTAATTCATTTCCTGATATTTGAACCCGATGAATGATAGATTCCGCATCATCTAATGAGGTAGCTGTATACGGAACAATCAAATCATCTGCGGGAACAAATTTAGAGCAAGCCATCGCGCTTGTCTCATCGTAGTACACTTTTTTAAAAGCAGAACCTGCTAATGGTAAATGAAATAACAACGAGTCAAAATCTGGTTCGTAGTCGGTCATCTTTTCCATTATTTGATAGTTCATAAAATCTTTTACTCTTTGTGCTTGTTTTTCTTTATCTGGAGTTGGCACTCCTAAAATTTGTGTTCTAACTGGACCATTAGAGGGTAATAATTCTTTGTAAGCTAATGCTTGAAACTGTGTAACAGCTTCAGCTAATACTGGGTGAGTTGCACCGCTTGCACCTTGAAAAGGTTCTGTTCTATTATCGGATTTAAAACCTAAAAGATCTAGACCTTCTCGGTAACCTCTTTCCCAATCTTTTCTCGACATTTTATAGTCTTGATAGTTTTGATAAAGGTTAGTTCCTAATCTTCCTAATACATCGTCAGGTAAGTGTTCTGCTAAATTATCGTAGTGATTTTCTCCACCTTCAACAGATGCGATCGCAGGATTGTAATCTATATCTACAGATCCATCTTCGTTTTCTGTAATTTCTACAGGATCACCTTTCTCATTTAACCTTTGTTGCTCTTCTACTTTAGCAACTTCGATTTCTTCAGGTGCTGGTACTTTTATCTCTTGATCCACGTTTGGAAGAGATTTGTCTATGTCTGCCATTTATTTTCTCCAATTTTACAGGTTTAACAGTATTATAATCGATAAGCAACCCCTGAGACTGAGGTCCTCTTTTAGGGGGTATTGTCTTAGTTAATTTCATCTTCTATTGCCTTAATTACGTTGTCATCTATTTCTTCGAAATCGGCCACAGTTCCGTCTTGATCAAAGACCGCTTGGCCTTCGTCATATTCATTAGGTGGTTTTTTACCTTTTGTAGTTTCATCAGCTTGATTTACTTTTAATTCAAATGTTGATTTATTTTCCAAGGTATCAAAAGTTTTATCACCATAACTTCCAGAGCCTATTTTATCTTTTGTAATTCTAATATCGCCTGTAGATAAATCCTCTACCATTTCGTATTCACTGCCATCTTTACCCGTGTATTTATATCCATCTTGTCTTTCTTGTGTGGTTATATTCTTAGTCTTTGTACCCATTGCTTTTATTTTTGCAACTAGTTTCATAAAATTATCAAAACCAAGTTTAGCTCCTTCTGATACCACAGGAGCTAGTTGTTGCACTGGTTCAGCGAATGGTTTTAAAATTCTACCTACAAAAGGTAAAGACATAATACCTGTCATTAGTTTTATAAAATTTCTTCTACGTGGATTATCTGGTCCGTCAGCAAATCCTATTCTGCCTCCGTTAGCCATAGCAAGAGCAGTAAGACCAAACATAGGATCAGACTCTGTTTGACGTTCTTCTAACAACGCATCTAATCTTGGTTGTAGAATTTCTGTTTTGTATTGTTCTTCTATTTTTAATGCCTCTTGTTCATCGTCAGTCAGTGCAAAATCCTCTTCGCTTCCATAACCTCTGTCTTTACCTTGACCTGATTGTTTCATCTTTGCTGTGAACAAAGCCTCTTTCAAACCAAACTTATCTGCGTACGCAGCAATATCCATTGCATCTTTTACAGGCACACCTGTTCCAAGAGTTGCAACATTTAATGCTACCTCTTTCATTGTTCTACCTTCTCCGATATCGAAAGGAGCAAAACCAAGTCCAAGTGTTGATTCTGCAAGAGCAAATTTAGCAACAGGTTTACTCATCTGTATAAGTTGTTTGGCATATTCTGGTCCATAGAGCACAGCTTTCTCTGCTAAAGGTTTTATAATCTCGTCAGAAACATTTCTTAAATCTTGAGGTATCTTACTAAAGTCTACTAATCTTTTTGCATCATCTGCAGTAACAAGGTTTGCACCAAGTGTTACGCTTCTTGATTTACCAATATCAGTAGGTATTACATCCCTAGTGCCTACTGTTTCTTTAACTCCGCCTGCTTCTATAAATTCACTAAATTCTTCTACATCTTGTACTGGAATTTTAGCTGCCTTATAAAAAGAGTTAAGATTATCGCTGTATTGATTATAAATATTTTGCTTAAAAATTTGTTTTTGGTCATCAGATAAGTCTTTAAAAAATCTTGCGTTAGGGTTTATGTCTTGAACTTTACCATACCTGTACTCCGAATCCACTGTAGACATATCTGCAAATAAATCAGAGGATTTAAATTTAGATCC